GGGGCCGATGACTACGGTGTCGAAATTGGTGATACTGCCGATGAGTTTAAGATTATCATCAAGACCGATAATCTTAAGTTACTGCCGCAAGACTATAGAGTTACGCTTTGCTCAAAAGGTATCTCTAAGTTTGAAGGTGACGATGTCACTTATTTTGTGGCAATTGATTCTAAGTCGACTTATAAAAAGGGGTAAAAAATACCATGAACGAACAACAGCAAGCAGCAATGATGGGCCAACAACAGCCTGTCGATCTTACACTACAGGACATTTCCACTGTAGTTCAAATTATTGATGCGGTCTCTCGACGAGGCGGTTTCGAGGGTCAGGAACTGGCGGGAGTTGGCGCTCTCCGCAATAAAATTGTGGCATACGTGAACCAACGTACACCTGTGCCAGACCCAACAGCAGAGGCAGATGTCGTCGAAGGCGATGTCCCACCAGATGCTCCACTGGCTGATAAAGTCCAGTAAACAATACCAAGAAGGGTAGAACCACTCAACGATGTTTCACATACCCAGAGGGGCGGGTTTCTAGACCGCCCCTCAAAGTCTTTTTTTATAATATGAACATGGTGGCGCAATATGCAAGAAGGTCTTACTACTAAAGTAAACGAAGTATTATGGGTGGAACGATACCGTCCTCAGTTGATTGAAGATACAATTCTTCCTCAACAAACAAAAGAAATCTTTCAAAAATTTATCAAGGATGAGAACGTACCAAACCTTCTCTTGACAGGTGGGCCTGGCGTAGGTAAGACTACAGTCGCAAAGGCAATGCTTGAAGAGATGGGTTGTGATTACATCGTAAAGAATGGATCACTCAACGTTAACATCGATGCCGTTCGTTACGATATCTCAACATTTGCTTCTGCAGTCAGCTTGACAGGTGGACGCAAATATGTTATATTTGACGAGGCAGACTACCTACCATCCACTAATGTTCAACCTGCACTTCGTAACTTCATTGAGGAGTACTCTTCGAATTGTGGGTTCATCTTTACTTGTAACTTCAAGAACCGTATCATCAGTCCTTTGAGGTCACGTCTCTCTGAGATAGACTTCTCTATTGACAATGAAGAAAAACCTGCACTCGCAGGGGCGTTCTACAAACGTGTTCTTGCAATCCTTGATCAAGAGGGTGTGTCATACGACAAGAAAGTCATTGCAAAGGTTGTACAGAAATACTTCCCAGACTTTCGTCGTGTACTTACCGAACTTCAATCCTATGCTGCATCAGGTTCAATCGACGAAGGTATCTTTGTCAATCTGAAAGCAGAAAGTGTTGATGAACTATTCTCTTATCTGAAGTCTAAGAACTTCACTGAGATGCGCAAGTGGGTTGCACGTAATTCTGATCAGGATATGAACGAGATGTTTCGTGCAATCTATGATGCTGCAGATGAACGTGTAGAGTTCCGTAGTATGCCAGGATTTGTAGTCACCACTGCAGATTACATGTACAAGGCAAACTTCGCCTCTGATAGTGAGATCAACATGGTGGCGTACTTGACAGAAATTATGATTGAAAGTGAATACAAGTAATGTCGACAGAATGTTTCTACTGCGTAAAACAATTCGATAAAGAAGAGTCATTCAAGATGACTGTAGAAATGGCAGAAGGACAGGCAACTTATGATGTCTGTCCTTCATGCGCAAAAGAGTTTGATCTAATCTTACAGGGTATTGAGGAGGCGAAAAATGAAATTTAGTCACACCCATAATATTGATGGTTCATCAATTGAAATGAAATTAAATGAAGATGCAGACCTTGATGAGGTTCTTACTTCATTCACTGACTTCTTACGTGCAGTTGGATATGTAGTTTCTTATGACGAGGAACTGACATTCGTTGGATCGTATGAACGTGAGAAGATGCAGTATGATGCAATGGTAGATGATGAGGAGCACATGCTTCATGAGTAAAGAGTTCTCGCCCTTTGACTTCATGAATGCTGCATCAGACTCTAAGAAGGATATCATTCGTGAGGCAGAGAACCCAGATCTTGCAGAGAAAGAATACTCATCGTATTCCTATGTTGTCAATCGTGGGTTCTCTTACTTTGAAGATACCATTCTTCATGCGAATGAGATGAACATCCGTTGGCCTATGTTAGACAACATGGCAGGCGCACAGTTCGATTATTATCGTGCATCACTACGCAAACGCAAACGGTTCTCCAAGTGGCACAAGGCAGAACCTAATGAAGATCTAGATGCCATCCAGAAGGTTTATGAATGTAACAGAACAGTTGCAAAACAATATTACAAGGTTCTAAGTAAAGACCAGATGGAACATGTTTACGATAAGTTATTTGTTGGTGGTTAAAAAACACGTTTTGATAAATACTTTCGTTGGTTATGTTGATCAACACCACCCATAACAATAAATTATAAAAAAGGTGAACATGTATTATGAACGAAGATATTTTTAAGGGAGTTGGTGTCGAGATTGAATTACCCTCTGATGATAGTTTTTTAAAAATTAAAGAGACGCTCACAAGAATTGGTATTTCTTCACGAAAAGAAAAAAGACTGTATCAGTCTTGCCACATCCTACACAAAAAAGGCAGATATGCAATCCTTCATTTTAAGGAACTGTTTATACTAGATGGTAAACAGAATACTTTCACAGACGAGGACAAAGCACGCCGAAACACTATTGTAAATTTACTAGAAGAGTGGGAACTACTCAAGATCGTTGATAAAGAAAAAACCAAGGATCCAGTTGCCCCATTAAATCACATTAAGATCATTTCTTATAAAGAAAAAGATCAATGGGATCTTACAGTAAAATATAATATAGGAAGAAAGTAATTTTTTGGTTGACATGACCTTCAATTTGTGATATAAATAACATTGTACGCCGTTATCGGGTACATAACATCAATCTTGCTTAATAAAGGAGATAGCAAATGAATACTCGCAGAATGACTGCCGACTTACTTAATGATCCATTTTTTATTGGGTTTGACCGTGTACTAGATCGTATGCATCAAACAGGATCAAGTCAACCAAACTACCCACCCTACAATATACGCAAAGTAGATGACGATAATTACGTCATTGAACTGGCACTTGCCGGATTCAACCAAGATGAACTTGATGTTGAAGTCAAGGACGGTGTACTTACTGTAGAGGGTAAGAAAGACGAAAAGTCGGAAGCGCAATATCTACACAGAGGAATCAGTGCACGACAGTTCCGTAGAAAGTTTACTTTGTCGGATACAATTGTAGTACGTGGTGCTGAATACCAAAACGGTATCCTTTACGTAGAACTTGAAAATGTGATCCCAGAGGAAAAGAAACCCCGAAAGATCTCTATTGGTTCAGTTGCTGGGAAGGAAGAACTTCTCACAGAATAAATAATGACTCAGGGGGGATTTATTCCCCCCATTTTTACACACACAAACAGGAGAATAAAATGAACGAATACATGTCTAATATGTGGATTGACGCAATCCAGAATGCAAAACGAGGTTGGGTATCAACTTGGGTGAAAGATGAAACACTCAGTAAACCCTTGAATGATTTTATCGACACTCAAACCGCATTTACAAAAGCGTCCTTTAAACAAATCAATGAATTTTCTAATGCAACAGGCGAGATGCTCGCTAAGGTGGTGAAGTGATGTCTAATAAAAATCCATTCGAAATCCGTTCTGAGATGTTGCAACTTGCAAAAGACTACATGGATCAACAGTATCATATGAACGTACAGTTCGCTGAGAAAATGATGGATCAAGGCAAGATGCAGATGGAAGAGTTTCAGAAAGTAACTGAAATGTATTCTGTACAAGACCTCATGGAGAAGGCAAAAGAGATGTACAGTTTCGTTAGTAAACGAGATGATACAAAAGAATAATTCAAAGGTCTCTTCGGAGACCTTTTTTTTTGCGAACAAGTTGTCACACTTTCCAAATTTGCATAACGCCTATTCCAAATTGGTAAGGGTTATTTACCTATTTCTGTACTAAATAAATGTGTGGAAAAGGAGTAAAATGTAGATCGCCTACGCTCGGATTAACACACACATTTATCATACATTTGGAGAACAAAATGACACAAGCTATACTAGCAGCACATGGTTATACAACCAGATCAATCGAACTAATCATCAACGCCTTCAGAGACTTTAGAAATTGGAGAATTGAACGTAAAGCAATTCGAGAAACTGAAAAAGCACTCGGCAGACTATCAGATGCAGATCTTATGGATATCGGTATCTCAAGAGGCGACATTTATTCTATCGCACGTAAAAAAGATACAATCGAACACTGCGTTAATACAAATCTAAGAGGGTGGGTCTAATGACAACATTAGTAGCAAACTATGTTTTCTCACCGTTGTCGGGATTGTGGTCTTCCTTAGATCGGTATACCCAGATGATGGGTTACAGCAGAGCGGCTTCGGAACTCGCAAGGATGGGTATGCACGAGGAATCGAAAGCGTGTATGATGGAAATCAAAAAACTATATAAATAATTTTCATGAATAAACCCAATGAAAAATTTAAACTAAACGTTCGTGACGTAGAGCAGATTGAAACTGCTCTGCGTTTTCGCATGTTTGCAGCAGACCCAAAAGAAAAACAAGTTATCAACGAACTTTTGGCCAAGATGTACCATCAAAAAAATTGGTATCGTCCAAAGAATAAAACCTATGTGGGTGGTTAACCACTTAGTTTCATAGGACTCATTGGATTGCCAGTCTGGTTGTAGGATTTAACGTCTGCAATATTTACTGCACCACCTTTAGTGATCTGAGTATTTTGGATCGTATCCCCACCAACTTTTCCAATCACCACGTTTGTACCACTATTCCCCATGGCGGCATCTGCTAACATCTGTTGTGTAGCAGCACTTCCTGCCAGTGAACTCAGTTTTTGTGCCGCAGGCCCGCCGTTCATTATTTCTTCCAGCGCTTTGAGTATTCTCTTTTGATCATCTGTTAGGAATTCGAAGTCTTCAGAAGTAGACGTAATGCCTTGGAACGATCTCAGTATACCATTACGCAATTCGTTGCGCATGGTTAGGATCGCCGTATCGTTACCAGACAGTTCAACAAACTTATTCAACTCTTCAAGTTGACTAAAGAATTTATTATACGCCTCATCATCTTCAACATCACCTAGATTGTCACCCAACATCGTAAGTTGACCTCTTTGTGCCGCCATCATGGGGCCAAATCTGTCGATGAATCTTTGAATGGTCGCTTGATCTAACATCTTG